AGCTTCAACCAGTTCGTGGCGCGTGTGAACACGCTATTGATGTGATCAATCCATAGACCCCGGGAATAAGTTGAATTTCTAGGGCGAAAGTGGGATCGACAAATCGTTGATGGCGTAGAAAGATGTGGGGAGAAAATCAGATGGAGAGGTCCACATCATGGCGCGAAAGGGCAGTATTCACAAGATGCATATCGCGACGCGACTGGCGTTCGAGGAAGAGGTCAGGCGCGTTGGGTATGGCCATAGTGAGTACCTGGTGGGGTGGTTGCTGGAGCGAGGCGAAAAAGTCTCAACGCAAGACGTGGCGCAGCATGCGCTGGCGTTAAAGGTGGCTGATACGGCCTGTGGGCGGGTTGATGCGGTACTCGCCGCTGCGAGTGTGCCGGTGGGGAGCCAGGATGCACTGACCGCGTTATATCGCCGCCTTGGTGAGCTGGACTACGAGCGTGAGGTGATACTGGGAATGATCCGGGATCGGATCGCAGAACAGGATGACAAAGGGGCGCATTGAGCGCCCCTTTTTGATGGTCGTTTGCTGCTGATCACTTTTTTGCGTTTTCGGCATTTTGCCCATTTTTACGCAGTTAACTTGATCATCATGGCTTTTGAATGTCGGCCTTTAAACCGGCTTTAACTCTGCTTCATCACTCTCCTACGTCGTGGGCGATGTGGACGACCTGGCCGATCACTTCGAAGGTGTGCTGCTCGTCCTTGGGAACCTCGATCTCTTTGTACAGCGAGTTATCGCTGATGAGCAGCCAGGCGTGCGGCAACACCTGCAGGCGCTTGACCCAGAGCTGGTCATCGTTGCGCACTACGTAGATGTGGCCATCGACCGGTCGCGTTCTGCCCAGGTGCACTACCAGGGTGTCGTTGTTGCTGATGGTGGGTTCCATGCTGTCGCCCTTGCTCCAGACGATCACCAGCTCCTTCTCTTCAAAGCCGCGCCATTTCAGCCATTTGCGGCGAAAAGCTAAGTGGCGATATGGTTCTGTCTCACCTTGAGATAAAGCGCCATGGCCAGCGGATACCTGTACCCGATAACCAGGTATCAACGCGAACTCATCCAGAAATGCATCAGAGATAACGTAGCTCCCAGGCGCATCTTGTACCTTAAGTGCTGCATCAGGCTCCTCACCAACGAGCCACGCCATGCTAGTGCCGGCTGTGATCGCGATCTTGTTGAGCCTGTCTATTGTGGGATAGCTAATCCCTCGTAGATATCCACGCAAAGTAGCCTCGGATAGCTCACATTTGCGTGAAAAACTATGGACAGACTCGTCTCCAATCACCTCCCTCAATCGCTCTCTGAATAGAATTATTCGAGAATCTTCGAAAATTCCTTGAGGATTTTTCTCATCCATTTGGGATTTTTCCTCGTAAGTGTCTGATTTCATTTTGAATATCACTCATTAATTATTTTCGCGTCACCTTGCAGAAAAATTCGCAATCAACTTGCTTTGCGAATTTTTCTGATCAATGATGTGTTACACGTTAACGCAACACCAGAAAGTTGCGCAGTGGTGTAGTTTTCTGAGGGTATCAAAATGATCCAAGGCAATACAGATTGGCATAGCGCGGATGTGAAATGCGCGCTGGCAAAAGCAGGGACGAATCTGGCTCAACTGGCTAGAGAAAATGACCTAGCACCTTCAACTCTTCGCAATGTTTTCCGCTTCAGGTGCCCAAAGTACGAGCGCATCGTTGCCGAAGCTATTGGCAAAACACCTGACCAGATCTGGCCATCCCGTTACGAAAGCAAGTGCGCGTAAAGGAGCTGGATATGGAATGGATCACTGCAAAAGACTGCGTAGGCATTTCTGTAATGCCAACTGACGTCCATAAGACCAGGGCGAAGCTTGATCGTCTGTGTGCAGGCGATGCCGACAAGAAGCGCAAGAAATCCGGTTCAAAGGCTTTTGAATACCACATCAGCATCCTGCCCCCGGCCGTCCAAGCCGCCCTGCTGCGCAAGGCGGGCAAGGTCAAAGTCGGCGGCATGACGCTGGATCTGCCCAAAGACGAGCCCCAAGTCCGTTATTGCAAAGAAGCGGTGTGGGATCGCTGGAACCGGGCGAATTTCAAGGCGAAAGAGAAGGCCAAAACCAAGGTCGCGGCCTTGCAGGCGGTGATGGCGTTGCATCGCAACGGTGTGAAGCTGATGGCGGCTTATGACCATATCGCCGCCGAATATGGTGTCGCCGCCGTGAGCATCCGCCGCGATGCCAAGGCCGTGAAGGGATTTGATGAGTCTGATTGGCTGGCTGTGCTGGTGCCGCAGCATCAGGCCGCCGCCACCGGTGGCCGGAAAAGACGGCTTGCCAAGATCACCCCGCAGGCCTGGGATTTCTTCAAGGCCGACTATCTGCGCCGGGAAAAGCCCAACGCCAGCAAATGCTATGAGCGGTTGGTCTATGCCGCCCGTGAGCAGGGTTGGGTGATCCCCAGCCTGGATAGCCTCAAGCGTCGCCTCAATCTGGAGATCCCGTTCCCGCAGCAGGTGATGATGCGCGAAGGCGAACACGCGCTGATGCAGCTGTATCCACCGCAGGAACGCACCATCGCAGACCTGGAGGCGATGCAGTGGATCAACGCGGACGGCTATCAGCACAACGTGTTCGTGCGCTGGTTCAACGGCGAAGTGCTGCGCCCCAAGACCTGGTTCTGGCAGGACATCTACAGCCGGAAAATTATCGGCTGGCGGTGTGACGTCAGCGAGAACTCCGATTCTATTCGGCTTTCGCTGATGGACGTGTGCCGCCAGTACGGGCTGCCACGGGAGATCACCATCGATAACACCCGCGCTGCGGCCAACAAGAAGCTGACGGCGGGGATCCCCAATCGTTATCGCTTCGCCGTCAAGGAGGATGACCCGGACGGGATCATCAAATTGCTGGGCATTGAGCATCACTGGACGTCCGTGCAATACGGCAAAGGTCATGGCCAGGCCAAGCCTGTCGAACGAGCCTTTGGAGTGGGCGGCCTGGAAGAGTACATCGACAAAGACCTGACGCTGGAAGGGGCTTATACCGGCCCCAACCCGATGGATAAGCCGGACAATTATGGTGAACGGGTCATCGAGGTAGCCGACTTTTTAGCCGCCGTGGCGCGTGGCGTTGAGATGTTCAACGCCAAGGAAAACCGCAATACCGAAGCCTGCCGTGGCGTGATGAGTTTCAACCAGGCCTTCGCCGCCAGCTATGAGAAAGCCGTGGTGCGCAAGGCCAGCCCGGAACAGCTGCAACTGCTGATGCTGGAAGCGGAATCGGTGCGCGTCTCTCGCTTTGGCACCTTTGTGCTGATGGCCGGTGGCTCTATTTCCAATCGCAAGAACCGTTACCACCACAAGGCGCTGTTTGAGCACGTCGGTAAGAAAGTGGTGGTGCGGTTTGACCCGCAGCAATTGCACGAGTCGGTGGTGGTTTACACGCCAAACGGGCTGGTGATCTGCACTGCCGAGTGCGTGGAGAAGGTCGCCTTTGGCGATACCCAGCAGGCCCGCGAGCACAAGCGCAAGCGCACCCAGTTCGTCAAGGCCAACAAGGCCGCCGCGCTGGCCCAGCAAGGGATGTCTGCCCTCGAAGCCGCCGCCCTGCTGCCCAGCATCAGCGACGAGCCCGCCCCCGAAACCAAGGTGGTGGAGATGGTGCGCCCGGTTGCGCTCGGCAATGCCGCCCTGGCGGTGCAGCCCGCACCGCTGGCCGTCAGCCAACCCCAAACCGAACCCGCCCCAGTCGTCGACTACGAGGCTCGCTATATCGCAGCCAACGAGCTGGCCCTGGCCACGTTGAAGAAAAACCGGATTTAACCGGCGTTTACCCAAGAAAAAAGCGGCCTGCGAGGCCGCCTGAAAGGAGAGTTACATGTCAAACGTAGTCACTTTAGACCAGAACAGCAACACCGGCAGCGACGTGATCGCCCGCGTCAAAGCCCTGCTGGAGCAGAGCACCGTCACTCAGGCGCAGATCGCCAAAGAGATCGGCGTCTCCGGCTCGACCGTCAACCAGCTGCTCAATGGCAACTACAAGGCGGACCCGACCGCGATGGTGCAGAAGCTGGCCAACTGGCTGACCGCCCGCGACCAGCGGGCCGATGCCCCCCGCGATCCCGGCTTTGTGATGACCGACACCGCCAAGCAGATCATGGCCGACATGGGCTATGCGCTGACCACCCAGAGCATCGTCATCATTCACGGCATATCTGGCGTGGGAAAAACGACCGCCCTGCGCGAGTTCCAGCGCAATAACAACAACGTCTGGGTGATCACCACCAGTCCGAGCCGCGCCACCATGACCGAATGCCTCTACGAGCTGGCCATGGAGCTGGGG